AGACTCTGAGGCACTCGGAGATTCTGCATCAAACGCCTTCAACGAAATGGCATTCAGTATTGAGAAAGTTACTGTGACTGCGAAGTCCAGAGCACTCAAAGCTGAGTACAGTTTAGAATTATCTCAAGACCTTAAGGCAATCCACGGATTGAACGCTGAGGCTGAGTTAGCAAACATTCTATCAACTGAGATTCTTGCTGAAATCAACAGAGAAGTTATCAGAACAATCTATAACGTCGCTGAACCAGGTGCTCAAGCAAACGTTGCTTCAGGTGGTACATTTGACCTAGACACAGACTCCAACGGAAGATGGAGTGTTGAGAAGTTCAAGGGTCTTATATTCCAAATCGAAAGAGACGCTAACGCTATCGCACAAAGAACTCGTCGTGGAAAGGGTAACATGATCCTATGTTCCGCAGACGTTGCTTCAGCATTAACAATGGCAGGTGTACTTGACTACACTCCAGCACTTAATGCAAACTTAAACGTAGATGACACAGGCAATACATTTGCTGGTGTATTACAAGGTAAGTACAGAGTGTACATCGACCCATTTGCTGCTAACGTAAATGCTAACCAGTACTATGTTATCGGTTACAAGGGTTCTTCACCTTATGACGCTGGATTATTCTACTGCCCATACGTTCCTCTACAAATGGTTAGAGCCGTTGGTCAGGATACATTCCAACCAAAAATTGGCTTTAAGACTCGTTACGGAATGGTTGCAAACCCATTCGCTGAGGGTCTTACACAAGGTCAAGGTGCTCTTACATCTAACGCAAACCGTTACTACAGAAGAGTAAAGGTAACAAACCTAATGTAAGCGAGATGCTTATATTAATTTCAAGACACCCTGCGGGGTGTCTTTTTTTATGTTATAATATAGTATATGGATTTTATCAGAAGACACGTAGGTCCTTCAAAGGAGCAACAGACTCAGATGTTAGAAGATTTGGGTCTCTCATCATTAGATGAGTTAGTAAGAGAGGTTGTCCCCGATTCAATACTACTTCGTGGTGACAATAACTTACCAGAATCTTGCAGTGAGGCACAAGCACTCTGTGAGTTAAAAGGAATAGCACAAAAAAATGTAATTAAACGTAGTTTAATAGGTCAAGGTTACTATGGAACAATCACACCGCCAGTTATACAGCGAAACGTTCTCGAGAATCCAGCTTATTACACATCTTATACTCCATATCAGGCAGAAATATCTCAAGGAAGATTAGAAGCACTGTTTAATTACCAAACTTTAATCACAGAATTAACAGGATTACCTATAACTAATGCATCATTGTTAGATGAAGCGACTGCAGCAGCAGAGGCAATGATATTAGCATACAATGCGTCGAAAAAAAATACGCTTTTGGTTGACAGTAAGATATTTCCGCAGACTTTAAAGGTATTACGCACGAGAGCAAAACCATTAGGGATAAAAATACTACTGATGGACTTTGATAGGTCTATGGATTTGTGTGATTATAAAGAAGCATTCGGAATTATAATTCAGATGCCTAATAATGATGGTAAACTAAGACATCCAGATGGTATATTAACATGTTGTGAGGTGTTTAAGGTAATGAAGATTGCTATTGTAGACCCACTGGTACAGGTGCTGATGAAACCTGTGGGAGAGATGGGATTTGATATCGCAGTTGGGAGTATGCAAAGATTTGGTGTACCAATGGGATTCGGTGGTCCACACGCATCATTCTTTGCAACAACAGACAAATATAAAAGAAAAATACCTGGTAGGATAGTAGGACAGTCTGTAGACGCTCAAGGTAACAAAGCACTACGATTAGCATTACAAACTAGAGAACAGCATATAAGACGAGATAAGGCAACATCTAATATTTGCACAGCACAAGCACTACTAGCAAATATGGCAGGATTTTATGCTGCATATCACGGAGCAGAAGGACTCAAAAGAATTGCAACTCGAATATTAATTTACAGAGAAGTATTATTGACAGGATTGTCTTGGTTGGGTATTCAAGTTGATAAAACAGAAGGATTCGATACAGTGAGATTTAAAAGTTTTCTTGCGGTTGAAGGATATAATGTTCGATACGAAGATGACCATACCATTATTACTTTAGATGAACTTACGACTCTTGATGAAATCAAAGAATTATTAAATTCACAACAAGATTTGGTTAACAAATACGATACTATCGATCATATTGTTGAATCTGTTGGAAGATACAAATGGAAGTATGTTCCAGAAAGAACAAAACCTTGGTTAAGACAAGATGTTTTTAACAAGTATCATAGTGAAACAAATATGATGAGATATATCAATGAGTTAGTATCTAAAGATTTCTCATTGGTAAATGGTATGATGCCACTTGGAAGTTGCACTATGAAACTCAATGCAGCATCAGAACTTATGCCTGTAAGTTGGAATGAGTTTGCAAATATGCACCCATTTGCACCAGAAAATCAAACTCTTGGATATCAAAGAATTATGTTTGATTTACAAGAATGGTTATGTGATATCACTGGATTTGAAGAAGTTTCATTACAACCAAATGCAGGTTCACAAGGAGAGTATGCAGGTCTACTTGCAATACAAGAATATCACAGAAGTAATGGTGATACAAAAAGAAATGTATGTTTAATACCGACAAGTGCACACGGAACCAATCCTGCATCAGCAGTGATGGCAGGTATGAAGATTGTTCCCGTCAAATGTGATGATGAAGGTAATATAGATTTAAAAGATTTAGAAAAACAAGCAATAATGAATACCTTTGAGTTGTCTTGTATTATGATTACATACCCATCAACTCACGGTGTATTTGAACCAACTATCAAAGATATCTGTAAAATAGTTCACGATAATGGTGGTCAGGTATATCTTGATGGTGCAAATTTAAATGCTCAAGTTGGATTAGCAAAACCTTGTGAATATGGTATTGACGTATGCCATATGAATTTACATAAAACATTTTGTATTCCTCACGGTGGTGGCGGTCCTGGTGTCGGTCCTATCGGTGTTGCAGAACATCTTGTTCCTTTTATGAATCACAGAGTATCAGCAGCAATTCAAGGTAGTGCATCTATACTCCCTATCAGTTGGATGTATATTCGTATGATGGGTGCTGATGGATTAAGAAAGGCAAGTGAAATATCTTTACTCACAGCAAACTGGTTAGTGCATCGTATCGAACCATTCTTTAAAGTATTATACAAAGGTAACAATGGAAGAGTGGCACACGAGTGTATCTTTGATGTTCGATATTTTGATGGTATCAGTGCTGAAGATGTAGCAAAAAGGTTAATGGATTATGGTTTTCACGCACCGACATTATCTTGGCCAGTTACAGGAACAGTGATGGTCGAACCAACTGAAAGTGAATCATTAGAAGAACTTGAAAGATTTGGTTCAGCAATGGTGAGTATCCGAAGAGAGATTGATAAGAATAAAGATATCTTGAAAAACGCACCTCATACTGCAAAGGTTGTAAGTTCAGACGAATGGGTGTATAATTATAGTCGAGATGAAGCAGCATATCCTGCCAATCAAACAAATAAGTTTTGGCCAGCGATATCACGAATCGACAATGTTTATGGAGATCGTAATCTTGTCTGCTCTTGTGCAAACTATTTTGATAATGAAGATGGAACTGAAAGACTGGTTGAATTCAATCAACCAAACAAAGAAAAATTTAATAGATGAAGACCCTTCTATAGAGAAAGATTATCCACCATACATAATCAATCGTTGTTTCTCTGGACACTTAGATGCAGTCCTTTTCGCAAACGAAATGAATAAGTATAATTTCTTACCAAAGCGTATGCAATACGACTTTTATATAAATACCCTCAGAACTAAGAAGAGATTCTCTCCTTGGCTTCGTAAGGATATGATCAAAGACCTTGATTATGTGAAACGTTATTATGGTTATAGTAACGAAAAAGCAAAACAAGCTTTGAAGATTCTGACAAAAAAACAACTCAACTTTATAAAATCTAAATTTGATACTGGAGGAGCGAAATGAGTGTTGTTAAAGAACCTGAAGTGGCTTGGTCTCCTGACCAAATGGTTGAAGTTACATTAAATGAACCTGATGATTTCCTTAAAGTAAGAGAAACTCTCACTAGAATAGGTGTAGCAAGTAGAAAAGAAAAGAAGATATATCAATCATGTCATATTCTTCATAAACAGGGGAGGTATTTCCTTGTCCACTTCAAAGAATTATTTGCCCTTGATGGCAAACACGCTAATCTTACTATTAACGATGTTCAGCGTAGGAATCGTATTGCTCAGCTTCTTGCTGACTGGGGGTTGGTTGGAGTTGTTGATGTCGTTAGAATACAGGATATCGCACCTCTAAATCAGATCAAAGTATTATCATTTAAAGATAAAGGAGATTGGATATTAGAGACGAAGTATAATATTGGTGCAAAGAAAAAGAAAACAGAGGAAGGGGGTTGACAACCTCTTTTTTTGTGCTATACTATATTTGTTGGACGCAACATGGGAGTGACTGAATAAACTTACTGGCAACCGCTGGTTAAGGTGATGAGTCAGAGGTGGTGCTCGCTGTCCGCAGGGGCAGAACTACTCAACCAAGTAGGACTCAGGCAACAACGTATTTACTACTGTAGTAATGCCCGTTGTTTGTTGGTACACAGGAATCCAACCTCCCTCTTAACACACACAATCAAATATAA